TTATTTACGAGACAAAAATTATAATTGGAAAAAGCTTGATTATAGTGAAATTTTTGAATTATTACCAGAATTAAATGAAGGAGGAATAAAAATTGGCTCTAATTCAGTAATTGGCTCTAGTTCAAAAATTGGCCCTAATTCAGTAATTGGCGATTATTCAGTAATTGGCGATTATTCAGTAATTGGCCCTAGTTCAAAAATTGGCCCTAATTCAGTAATTGGCGATTATTCAAAAATTGGCCATAATTTAGTAACTGGCTCTAATTCAAAAATTGGCTATAATTCAGTAATTGGCCCTAATTCAGTAATTGGCCCTAATTCAAAAATTGGCCATAATTCAGTAATTGGCGATTATTCAGTAATTGGCCATAATGTAAATTTATTAACAAGCTTTTATATTAATGGTAGTAAAGACACAGTAACATATTGTGGAAATAACATGTTGTCCATAGGTTGCTATTGCTTTAAAATTTCTGACTGGAAAAAAAATGGAGAAAAAATTGCTAAAAAAGAAAACTATACTAAAAATGAAATTAAAGAATATAAACAATATATTTTATTAGTTGAAAAATTTACAAAAATTAAATAAAAATGAACCTACAAACCTTATACACAGATTTTAATATTCCTTTTATTTCTGAAGGTGTTAATTGTAGTCCCGGCTGGATTAATACAAAATGTCCTTTCTGTGATGACCCATCAGAACACTTAGGCTTGTCTGAAAAAAACAGTTTTCACTGTTGGAGATGTGGAAATCACTCCCCAGATAAAACCCTCTCAAAACTACTTAATATCTCAATACAAGAAGCCTACAAACTATTAAAAGAATACACCGGTATTCTTACCAAAAAACCAAAAATCAAAATTACTCCTAAAAATAAAAAACCTTTTAAATTTCCAAACAATACAGATGACTGCCTTCCAGCTCATATAAGATATTTAAAAAAAAGAGATTACAATGCTAAAGAAATTATTGAAAAATGGAATCTAAAAGGCACTGGGATATTAAGCAATTTAGATAATATCAATTATAGTAGACGTATTATAGCACCTATTCTTTTCAATAATGAAATAGTTACTTTTCAAAGTAGAGATATTACAAATAAACATTCTAAGAAATATTTAGCCTGCCCAAAACCAAGAGAAATAATAGAACACAACCATATTTTATATAAAAATAATAATTTTACTTCTAATATTGGAATTTGTGTTGAGGGGATTACTGATGTTTGGCGATTAGGTGATTATTCTTTTGCCACATTTGGTATTGAATTTACAATAAAACAAGTTGATTTAATTAGTGAATTATATAAGACTGTTATTGTCTTATTTGATGATGAACCTCAGGCTATTTTACAAGCCAATAAATTAGTTAATATATTACGGTTTAGAGGTTTAAAAGCATATAGAATTACTATTGAAGGTGACCCTGGAGAACTTTCTCAAAGGGCTGCTAATCGTTTGGTAGATAAGATTTTAAAAAGTAATACCTAAATGAAAATAGATTTAATTATATAATAATAATATAAAACTAAAATTATTAAAAAAAATAAGAAAATAAATGTTTTTATTAAATATATTAATATTATTTTTACACTTTTATTATTAATTATGTGCTTCTTGAGCATATTTTTTTAAAAAATAATTTATAACTTTTAAAGTATGCAGCCCCTAAAAGTGGATAGAACTAAAATAAGAACAGTTGCAAACTATGCCAAATTGAAAGGAATTACACCTACCAGAGTTTATCAATTAGCAAAAGAAGGCAAAATAAAAATGATTGAATTAGATGGTGTAAAATTTATTGAACTTAAATAATATATTTTTTTGTTTTAAAATTTATAACTTTAAAAGATTGAAATAAATGAATGATACTTATATATTACTAAGTCGGGGTATTTTAGAAAGTGAGGTTTTTGCCAATCAAAAAATGTTAAAAATTTGGATATGGTGTTTATGTAAAGCCAATTTTAAAGATAAATTTATTTGTTTAAAAATAGGTAGAGGAGAAAAGACAATAAAAGTAAAAAGAGGTGATTTTATTTTTGGTAGAATGCGGGCAGAAAAAGAATTATTTATTGATGGTTCTACTATATATAAAATAATGAAACAATTAGAGAAAATTGGTAATATTACTATAAAAAGTAACAACCATTATTCCCTTGTAACCATCTGTAATTATGAACATTATCAACGTCCTGAAAGTTATAAAGTAACAGCCGAGCAACAGCCGAGTAACAGCCGAGTAACAGCCGAGCAACAGCCGAGTAACACAACTAATGCATTAAAGAAGGAGAAGAAGGAGAAGAAAAATATATTATTGTCCTCAAAAAATAATTCTAATATTTTATATTCTAATATTGCAAAAAGATTATATCATATAATTAGAATTAATAAAAAAATAAATTACACACCATATCAAATTTCAAAATGGGAAAAATCAATATCTCAATTAGTAGAGAAAAATCAAATATCTATTGAAAGAATAAAAACTGCTTTGGATTGGTATAAAGATAATATTGGAAATGAATATGTACCTGTTATTGAAAGTGGGGAAAGTTTAAAAGCTAAATTCTTAAAATTAGAGGATGCAATAAAACGAGACAATATGAAAGTAAAAACAAAAAACAAATCTGGATATATTGAAAAAGGATACAAACATAGAGGGGATGATGGTGAAATTTAAAAAAATATAAAAAATTATGAGAAACGAAAAAAGTTGGGAAAAAAGGATATTACCTATTGTTATTAAACAATTTACTCCCAGAATACAGGAAGTCATCAATAATATCAATTTTAATGATAAATTAGAAAAAGAAGAAAATTTATATATTCACGGAAAATTAAAAACAGGTAAAACCATTTATGCTGCTTTTTTACTTTTAGAATTTGAAAAGAAAGTATATTTGGAAGACTTAAATAAACAATCTCTATTTATATTGACGTCTGAATTATTAAACCAAATTAGAAATAGTTTTCATAATGAAAATATAATAGGACAAGATGGTATTATAGAAAAATATAAAAAAATTTCTTTTTTGGTTTTAGATGATTTTGGTGCATTTAGACCCACAGATTGGGTATTAGAAATATTATTTTTGTTGATTAATTACAGGTATGAATACCAACTACCTACAATATTTACTTCAAATAATACTTTGGATGAAACGTCCACAATATTTGGAGATAACCGTATTACTTCCAGGATTGAAAGAATGTGTAAAATAGTTAAAAAGAAACCTTTTAAAATTTTAAAATAAACAGTGGAAATCAACGAACACAATATTGAGAGAAAAATAATAACGGGATTAATTTGTTCAACCGAATTTATTGTAAGAATACAATCCTTTTGGAGTATTAAATTAATTAGAGCGCCTGAAGCAAAGAGAATAGCTCTTTGGTGTATGGAATATTATAATGAATTTCAAAAAGCCCCAAAAATTGATATTGAAACTATTTTCTTTGAAAAAAGTAAAAACCTTCCAACAGATATAGCGGAAAGTATTGAAAATATTTTAGCCGGATTAAGTAAGGAATTTATTCAGGAAAAATTTAACGAAAAATACCTTGTAAAACAAACAAAACAATACTTTTCAGAAAATTATTTAGAAGAACATTCAAAAAAAATAAAGGATTTGGTAGAAGCTGGGGAATTATTAGAAGCTGATGAATTAGCAAATAATTATAAACCCCTTTTAAAGGACGTAGTAACAGCGATTGACTTTAGTGATAGTAAAGTATTACCTGTGGTAGAAAAAGCTTTTAAAGAGGCTCAAACACCCTTAATTACTTATCCAAAGCATTAGGTAAGTTTTGGAATCATCAATTTGTCAAAGGTGGTTTTATAGCTTTGATGGGTATGGAGAAACGAGGAAAATCTTTCTGGCTATTGGATATTGCTGTTAGAGCTGTTCGGCAGAAATGTAATGTGGCTTTCTTTCAAGCTGGAGATATGAATGAAGCTCAACAAATAAAAAGGTTTTGTTCATATTTAGCTCAGAAATCTTCCAGAGATGATTATTGTAAAAAGCATTTACAAGCTGTCCCGGATTGTGTTCATAATCAAAGAGACGTTTGCAGTAAAAAAGTTAGGGAATGTGATTTTGGGATATTTGAAAATATGTCAGAAAAGCAAATTAAAAAAGAAATAACTTTTGATGAATTGAAAGAGGCTTTTGAAGACCATCCAGATTATCTACCCTGTTATAATTGTAATCAATATAAGATGAAATCTTTTGGGGCTGTTTGGTTAAAAGAAATTGAAAAGGTGAAACCTCTAACCGCAAAGGAAGCTACTGAAATATTTGAAAAGAATTTTATTAAGAAAAAACAAAGATTATTTCTTTCAACTCATGCTAACGGAACGTTATCAGTGGATACAATAAAAACAATTCTTAAAATTTGGGAAAAGCAAAATAATTTTATAGCTGACGTAATTTTGGTTGATTATGCTGATATACTCGTACCGTCAATTAAAGTAGAATTTAGACATCAACAAAATCAAATATGGAAGGATTTACGGAATTTATCACAGGAAAATAATGAGCCTTTGGTGATTACAGTAACACAAACAGACTCAAAAAGTTATGAAAGTGATTTATTACAAATGAAAAATTTTAGTGAGGACAAAAGAAAATATGGACATGCAACGGCTGTTTTTGGTTTAAATCAGGATAAAACAGGCAGGGAAAAGAAAATAGGAATTATGCGAATTAACAAAATAGTCCTTAGAGATGCTGAATTTATACATACTGACCAAGTTACCGTTTTACAAAATCTAAAAAGAGGACGTCCATATACAGCAAGTTATTTTTAAAATTATAAAATTATGATAATATTGACAGGAATAATAATTTATCAAAAAAAAGAAAAACTCTATTTTAAGAAAGTAGATAAAGTATTTGCCTCTAAAATAGAAATGGATTTTTTTGTAAAAAGAGTAGAAAAATTTGCAAAAAGAAAAATTAAGGGAAATTTTGAATTATTTATTAATTTTAAAACAAAAACTAATTAGCCTTTAAAATAAGATAGGTTTAAAGGCGGATTTTAAGTTTAATTTAAAAAGTAATAATTTTTATATATAAAAAATTAAAGCCCTTTAAAATAGTCTTAAAATCGTTTTTAAAGTATTCCTAAATGAAAAGGAAAAACACTGTATAATAGTAATATAAACTCAAAATTATTAATCTAAAATTTATAAAAATGAAAACCTTAAAAGAAAAAGAAGCCATTTTTTTGGCAAAAGAACTCAATGAAGTCTTAGGACTGGTTGATGAAAATGAAATCAGTATTAAATCTACTTTGAAAGAAATTAACAAAGGGATATCAGAAGCGGTAGACTTACTTGAAGCAGAGGATGTTTTAACAGAAAAAACCATAGTATTGTTATCTAACGCTGGTTTTGATTGGGACGGTAAAATGAAATCTAAAAAAATAGAAAAAAAAGAAGTAAAGGAAGTAGAATTAGAGGATAATGAGGAAGATGACATCTATACAAAAGAAGAACTGTTACAAAAAGAAGAACAAGAAGTAAAAGTTATTGCAAAAGAATGGAGTTTGTCTGATAAAGGTAAGAAGTTAGTTGTTATTGACCGTATTTTAGAAGCTCAGGAAGAAGCTATTAAAGACGAAGAAGAACAAAATGAAACTACTTTTGACTATTCTTTGGAAGATTTACAGGAAATGGAAAAAACAAAAGATATTAAGGACATCGCTGAAGATTTTGGTTTGAGAACAGATGGGACTAAAACTATTGTGATTAGTCGTATTATGGCTCATCAAAAAGGTGAATTGCCTAAAAATGGGTATGCTCCAAAAAGTAAGAAAAAAAAAGAAGAAGAAAAAGAAATTCCTGTAAAAAAAGAAGCTCCTAAAAAAGAAGAAAAGAAAACAGTTGAGAAAACAGAAAAAGGAAAATCAGCAACGTATATAGTTCGTAAAATGGTTTGTGAAAATCCAAAAAGAGATATTGAAGACATTGTAAATGAAATAATAAAAGATGGAATAAAAATAACACTTGTCTCTGCAAAACTTAGAAGAAATGAAGTATTGGCTGCTATTAGTATAATGAAAGAGCTGGGAAAATTAAAATAAACAAAAATGAAATTTCCTTATCAGTGGTTTTTAAAAGATAAATTTTTTATAAAAGGTATTCCCCAGCATAAATCAACTGTTTTTAGTTGCTTTGCTGGAGGTGGGGGTTCTTCAATGGGTTATAAACTTGCAGGATATGATGTTATTGGTTGTAATGAAATTGACCCAAAAATGATGGATTGTTATATTGAAAATTTACATCCAAAATATTCATTTTTAGAACAAATACAAATATTAAAAAACCGAACTGATTTACCAAAAGAATTATATAATTTAGATATTTTGGATGGAAGTCCCCCTTGTAGTTCTTTTAGTCGAGTTGGGGTCAGAGAAAAAGATTGGGGTAAAAAAAAGAAATTTAAAGAGGGTCAAATAAAACAAGTTTTAGATACTTTATTTTTTGATTTTATTGATTTGGTAAAAAAATTACAACCTAAAATAGTTATTGCTGAGAATGTAACAGGACTTTTATTATATCCTGCAATGAATTATAAAATAAATTATGTTAATCAAATTTATAAAAAATTTGATAATGCAGGATATTATTGTCATCATTGGATTTTAGATGCTTCAAAAATGGGTGTCCCTCAGGTTCGTAAAAGAGTATTTTTTATAGCTATAAGAAAAAATTTAAAAATATATATTAGTAATAAAATTAGTTTATTTAATTTGTGCCCAAAATTAGATTTAAAATTTAATGAAAATCCAATTATTTTTAAAAATATTAGTGATAATTTAGATGTAAAAATTTGGGATAAAACAAAAGAACACTTACTTTGGGAAAAATGTAAACAAGGAAAATATTTAAGTACAGTATCTTTAAATAAAAATCATTATTTTTCTCATATAAAATTAAATATGCTTACTGTCCCTACAACAATAATAGCAAACAATGGCTCAAATATATGGCATCCTACGATAAAAAGACTTTTAAATATAATTGAATTATGTAAGTGTGGGACTTTTCCATTAGATTATAATTTTTTAAATATAAAACCAAAATATATAATAGGAATGAGTGTACCCCCTGTAATGATGGCACAAATATCATATCAAATTTATTTACAATGGTTATCAAAAATTAAAACTTAAATAAAATTAAAACTTAAACAAAATGAAAATAAACAAAAATGAATTACAAAAAGCTTTAGAACTGGTAAAACCAGGACTGTCTAATAAAGAAAATATTGAACAAACAACATCTTTTGCTTTTATGAACGGTCATGTGGTTACTTATAATGATGAAATAAGTATACAACACCCGATTAAAGATTTGGATTTAACTGGAGCAATACAAGCAGAGGAGTTGTATAATTTACTTTCTAAATTAAAAACAGAGGAAATTTCATTAACAAAAGAAGGGAATGAAATTATTATTGAATCCGGAAAAGCTAAAGCAGGATTAAAAATTGAGGATGAAATAAAATTACCTTTACAAGAAATTGAGGGCAAAAGGGAATGGAAAGAACTCCCTGAAAACTTTATACAGGCTTTACAGTTTGTTTTACACACATGCTCGTCTGATATGAGCAAGCCTGTATTGACATGTATACATTGTAATAAAGATGTTATACAGGCTTCAGATGGTTTTAAAATAGCTAAATTTACATTAGACAATGAATTGTCTATATCTGAGTTTTTAATTCCTTCTCGTTCTGCTATTGCAGTTATAAAAATAAAGCCAATTAAAATAGCTTTAACAAATGGATGGGTTCATTTTAAAACAAAAAATAATACAGTAATTTCATGTAGAATATTTGAAGATAATTTTCCTGAAACTTCTCATTTATTCAAATTAAAAGAATCAGTAAAATTAATATTTCCAAAAGACTTATCTGAAATATTAGATAAAGTAAAAGTATTTACAAAAGCTGATTTTATAACGGAGGAAGAGGCTTTTATTGTTATAAAAGATAAAAAACTTAAAATTAGAGCAGAATCAGAACAAGGATGGTTTGAAGAAGTAATGAATATGCGGTATAAAGGAGATGGTATTGAATTTTTTATTAATCCTGTCTTTTTACAAACAGTTTTAAAAAAATCTAATGAATGTAAATTAGATAATAATAAGATTTTTTTTGAAGGGGAAAATTGGAAATATTTAGTAATGTTGATGATTAAAAAAGAAGTTGAATAATGGAATATACTGAATTTTTAGATAAAAAAGAATTATTATTTCAATCATCTGGTTTTAAACCTGTTGAAAAATTAAATAAATATTTATTCTCTTTTGAAAAATCTATTGTAGAATGGGCTTTAATGCGGGGTAGGTCTTGTTTATTTGAGGATTGTGGTCTTGGAAAAACGATTCAACAATTAGAATGGGCAAGGCAGGTGAATCTAAAAACAAATAAACCTGTATTAATAACTGCTCCTCTGGCTGTATCAGACCAAACAAAACAAGAGGGTAAAAAGTTTGAAATTTCTGTTAATGTTTGTTCTTCTCAAAAAGACGTTATTAATGGAATTAATATAACTAATTATGAAAAATTACATAAATTTGTTGGAAAAGAATTTGCAGGAGTTGTGTTAGATGAAAGTTCTATCCTGAAAAGTTTTACTGGAAAAATAAGAAATCAAATTATTGAGATGTTTCATTATACGCCTTATAGACTTGCCTGCACGGCAACACCATCTCCAAATGATTATATGGAACTTGGAAACCATGCTGAATTTTTAGGGGTTATGACTTATTCTCAAATGTTATCCATGTTTTTTGTAAATGATGCAGGAGATGTAGGTCAGTGGAGATTAAAAAAACATGCAAATGAACAAAAATTTTGGAAATGGTTATGTTCTTGGGCAATAATGCTTTCCAAACCAGCAGATTTGGGATTTGAACAAAAAGGATTTGATTTACCTTCTTTAAATTATATTGAGCATAAACTTCCAGCAATTAAAAAATCTTATGGTTTTTTCAGTATGCCCGCAAATACTCTACAAGAACGTAGAGCAGTTAGAAAAGAAACTATACAAATACGATGTGAAAAGGCTGCGGAATTGATTAATAAAACAGATGACCAATGGCTTATCTGGTGTGGTTTAAATGATGAAAGTAAATTATTAACAAAATTAATTAATGGTGCTGAAGAGGTTGCTGGAGCTACTGATATTGAATTAAGAAAAAAAAGAATGTTAGGATTTGCTAATAAAAAAGTTTATAGACTTGTTACTAAGCCTTCTATTGCTGGATTTGGTATGAATTGGCAAAATTGTAATAAAATGGTATTTGTTGGATTATCCGATAGTTGGGAACAGTTATATCAGGCGACAAGACGTGTATGGCGTTTTGGACAAACAAAACATGTGGACGTTCATATTATTATTGAAGAACGGGAGGGAAAAGTATTAGAAAATATAAAAAGAAAAGACAAACAAGCAAAATATATGGTACAAAATATGATAAAATATACAGCAGATATAATGAAAGTAGAATTAAAAAATTTAGAAAAAAAAGAAAATAAACAACCTAAAATTAAAATGAAAAACCCACTATGGATATAAATGAAGAAAATATGATTGCTTTGTTAAAACAGAGTAAAAATGTATTATTAGTTGAACCCCCGTATTGTAGAAGTTATATTCCTTTGGGATTGGCTAAAATATCTACATTTATAAAAAATAATGGAGGACAAACAAAATATTGTAGAAATCCTATTGATTTTCAAAAATATGATCTTATTTGTATTACTACTTTGTTTACAACGGATTCAAAAATAGTTATAAATACAATTAAAAAAATACAAAAAAGTATTTTTTATAATAATATTCCGATTTTAGTTGGTGGTATTTTTGCGTCTTTGATGCCTGAGATTTTAAATAAAATTCCAAATATATTTGTTTTCATAAATTATTCAAAAAGATTAGATAATTGTTTACCGGATTATTCCTTAGATTACAAAATTGATGGTTTTTTTAAAGATGCAATGACCCTATTCACAACAAGGGGATGTCCTAATAAATGTAGTTATTGTATGGTGTGGAGGATGGAAACTGAATTTTATATTAATCTTAAATGGAAAGATAATTTAGAAAAAATAAATAAAAAAATTTGTGTTATTTCTGATAATAATTTTCTTGCCGCACCACAAAATCATATAAAAAATGTAATATCTGTATTAAATAAAACAAAAAAGAAAGTGATTTTTAACAATGGTATAGATTGTAGATTAATTGATGAAAAAAATGCAAAATTATTATCAACTTTACATTATATAAAATCAGGTTTTAGAACTGCATTTGACAGAATGACAGATGATGTGTATTATCAAAAAGCAATGGAATTAATGAATAAAAAAATGAAACTAAAAGGAAATTCATATACTTATGTTTTATTTAATTATATGGATACCCCTCAGGAAGCCTATTATAGAGTAAAAGAATGTTGGAAGTATGGGAGTAATCCTTATTTAATGCAATATAGACCATTAAATCAATTATCAAAAAAAAATAGTTACATTGGGAAATATTGGACAAAAAATTTAGTAAAAGCATTCAAAGATTGGGGAATTAATTTTGGATATAATAGATATGGTGGGTTTTTTGAAAATTGGAAAAATAAAGTTGAATTAACAAAAGAAGACTGGGATAAGTGGAATTTTAAAAAATAAAATTAATTATAAAAAAATTATGGATAACTTAAAACAACAAATAGATAAATATCAAAATAGAATTAATATATTAGAAAAAAAATTAAAAAGAAAACAGCATAATTCTTTTCCTGCAAAAGTTTATGGTCAAACAATTACAGATAATTGGAGTATGTATTTTGGGGATTGCGTGGAAACTGTAAAAGGTTTACCGGACAATTCTATTCATTATTCTATATTTTCGCCGCCCTTTCTATCTCTATATGTTTATAGTGATAGTGAGGAAGATATGGGCAATGCAAGAACAGATGAAGAGTTTTATACTCATTTTGAATATTTAATTCCTGAATTATTTAGAGTTTTGAAACAAGGCAGATTAATAAGTATTCATTGTTCTATTATTTCATTAACTTTAGGGAAAGATGGTGTAATGGGATTAAGGGACTTTCCTGGTGAAATTGTTAGATTATTCAAAAAACATGGTTTCATATATCACAGCAAAGTTAATATTTGGAAAGAGCCTATAATACAAGCGACAAGAACAAAAATGCTTCCATTATCGCATAAGCAAGTTGTAAAAGATGCAACAAGGTGTTCTCAGAGTTTTGCAGACGAAATTTTAACTTTTAGAAAACCAGGAATAAATGAAGAACCAGTATCTCACGGAAGAGGATTTGAATATTATATTGGTGAAAAACCAGAGCCCAAAGCAACAAAAAGAGATAATCCTGCAAAAAATAAATATTCTCAACTTATTTGGAGACGTTACGCTGACCCTGTTTGGATGGATATTAACCAGTCTAATACGTTAAATTTCAGGAAAGCAAGAGGACAAAATGATGAAAAGCATATTTGCCCGTTACAATTACAAGTAATTCAGAGATGTCTTGAATTATGGTCAAATAAAGGAGATGTTATATTATCCCCATTTGCAGGAATTGGGTCAGAAGGGTATGTATCTTTGGAAATGGAACGTAAATTTATTGGAATTGAATTAAAAAAAAGTTATTATCAAACAGCTATTAAGAATTTAAAAATTGCTGAAAGAAAATCAAAAAAATTATTTTAATGAAACAAGTAACTTTATTTACAGATATTGAAGTAAAAAAATATTCTTTTTCTCAAAAAATTAATTATATTTTAGATGAATTAATTAAAAGTTTACAACCTGTTTTTATAAGAAAAGAAATTGCTAAATATTTTGATAGGAGTATACAAAAAAATAAAACATTTTCTTATATTATTTCAGTAATTACAAAAGATATAAAACAAATTAATAATATAACATCTTTCGGAGATATTTTTATAAAAATAATAGATAATGAATTAATTTGTATTTATGGATTTGATAAATATAGTGAGGATTTTTCATATACATTTCATTCAAATATGTTATTAGAAATGAAAAAACGATTTAAAAGAGTAAAACAAATAAAATGAAACAAGGATTTTTTACAAAAAAAGAAACAGAATCAAAATCACGTCCAGATGGAAAAACTTATTCCTGTGTTTCCTGTGGGTTACATAAAAATACAGATAATCCAAAACAAAAACCAAAAGGGAATTTTAAAAAGGAAATAATGGTTATTGGGGAATCCCCAAAAAATAACAGATATTTAAAAAATACTTTAGATAAATTTAATATTGATTTATTTGAAGATTGTATAAATATTAATGCCTTATCTTGTAAGACAGAAAAAAATAAATTTCCAGACAATTATCAAATTGTCTGTTGTAGAAAAAATGTTTTTAAAGCTATTGATGACTACCAACCCAAAGTTATTATATTACTTGGAAAATCTGCATTAATATCAGTAATCGGAAACCGATGGAAAAAGAATTTAGGGGATATTGATAAATGGAGAGGGTTTACAATTCCAGACAAAGATTTTAAGTGTTGGATTTGCCCAACATTTAGTTCTAATTTTGTTGAAAATTCTGAAAAAGAAGTTAAAACAGTTTGGGAGCAGGATTTGAAAAGGGCTTTAGAAAAAATTAATATTCCTTTACCTAAATATAAACAACCAAAAATTCATATTATAAAAGATTTATCTATTTTAAAAGATATTAAAGATATTATTGCTTTTGATTATGAAACCACAGGAATAAAGCCACATGCTTCAGGTCATAGAATTGTTTGTTGTTCGGTGGCTATTAATGAAAATACTGTATATGTATTTATGATGCCTTCTAATAGAACTAAACGCAAACCTTTTATTGATTTATTACAAAATAAATTTATTAGAAAAATGGCACACAATATCAAATACGAGGATACGTGGTCAGTAGTTAGGTTGAGAGCAAAAGTAAGAAATTGGGAATGGGATAGTATGTTGGCTGCTCATATATTAGATAATCAGTCTGGTGTTACCGGATTAAAATTTCAGGTTTATGTTAATTTTGGAATAGTTGATTATTCAAGTGAAATAGATCCTTATTTGAAAGCTGTTACAGAAAAGGATGGGAATAGTATGAATAGAATATTTGAATTATTAGAGCAGCCTGGAGGACAAGAAAAATTATTAGAATATTGTGCTTTGGATGGAATTTATCAGTATCGGTTGGCTTTATTACAGCAGGAAATAATTGGATATGATTTTTTGCCATTTTGATTAAAATATTATGAAAAATTTAATACCAATAAGGAAAAATAAAAAAATAAATAATGATGACGATTAATCCAAACTCACAACAGGCATACCAATTATTACATAATGGAACTCTTGCCCTTGCCAGAGCAGAAAGGCAAGGCTTTAGAATTGATATGGAGTACGCAATAAAGAAAAAAGACCGATTAGAATATAAAATTAATTTATTGGAAAATAATTTTAAAAAAACAAAATTTTATAAACATTGGAATCACACCACAAAAAATATTCCAAATATTAACAGTAATACCCAATTAGCTTATTTTTTATATACCACTAAAAAACTAAAACCTATAAAATTAACAGCTTCAGGAAAAGGAGCAACCGGCGAGGAGGCTTTATTATTATTAAATATCCCTGAACTTAATGATTTGTTACAAATAAAAAAATTAAAAAAAGTAAAAAATACATATTTAGGTGCTTTTATAAGAGAGCAAGTTAATGGATATATACACCCTTCATTCAATCTAAATTTAGTCAGGACTTTTAGAAGTTCCTCTAACTCCCCAAACTTTCAAAATATCCCAATACGAGATAAAGAAAGTATGAAAATATGTAGAAAAGCATTATATCCCCGACCGGGACATCAATTATTAGAAGTGGATTTTTCAGGCTTAGAAGTAGCAATTTCAGCGTGTTACCACAAAGACCCTAATATGTTAAAATATTTAAATACTCCAAGCAGTGATTTACATGGAGATTTAACAAAGCAAATATTTAAAATTAAAAAGTTTGACCGAAGTAAAAAAGAACATTCAATATTACGTGCTGCAACAAAGAATGGATTTATTTTTCCTCAATTTTATGGTGATTATTATAGAAATAATGCAATAAATTTGTCAACAGGATGGTGTGGATTGCCTGAAAGTAAATGGAAAACAGGACAAGGAATTGAATTTGAAGGAAGTCATATTTCAAACCATTTAATAGAACAAGGATTAAAAAGTTATCAACATTTTGAAAATCATATAAAAGAAATTGAATATGACTTTTGGAATAATAGATTTCCAGATTACAGACGTTGGAAAAAAACATGGTGGAGTTTATATCAAAGATATGGGTATATTGACATGAAAACAGGATTTAGATGTTCCGGAGTGATGACAAAAAATGATGCAATAAATTATCCAGTTCAGGGGGCAGCTTTTCATTGTCTATTGTGGTGTTTTATCGAATTGGATAAAAGGATGTTAGATAATAATTGGGATACAAAATTAATAGGGCAGATACATGATAGTATTATATTTGATGTTAATCCTAACGAATTACAGCATGTTTCTAAGATAATTAAGGAAGTAACATCTATTAAATTACAAGAGGCTTGGAAATGGATTATAACACCGTTAAAAGTAGATTTTGAATTGAGTCCTGTTGATTGCAGTTGGGCAGATAAAAAAGAATGGAAATTATGAACCCAAAAGACAAATGTAAAACTCCAGGTTGTAATAATAAAAGAGGCTATGAAAGGAGATTATGTTATTCGTGCAAACAAAAAAAATATAAAAAAGATAATCCAATAAAATATATTTTTTATGTTTTAAAAAACAATGCTAAGAGGCGAAATAAGGTATTTGATTTAACATTAATACAATTTACTGATTTTTGTAAAAGGACTGGTTATATGCAAGGAAAAGGTGTAAATTCAAAGGCTATGTCTATTGATAGAAAAGACGCAACAAAAGGATATAGCATTGATAATATTCAGGTTTTAACTTTTTCTGAGAATGTAAAAAAGAGAAATAAGGATATTTGTCCGTTTTAGCCAAAATGAAATGACTTTTTGCCTATAATAGTAATATAAACATAAATTTATTAATTTAAACCACAAAAAAGATGAAAACAAAAAACCAAGAAGCATTAAAAATGTATGTTCGTTCTCGGGAAGACATACAAAGTTTAAGAAAAAGTATGGATAACCGTTTAGGAAAAAAGGCAGATGGTAGTAATCAAAAAGTGCCTGAACGACAATTTTCTGCTCAGGATTATAAGAATTTTAAAGAAATACGAAAGTATGCAAAAGACGGGGAATTGTTAATTGAAAAAATGTTAAAAAAAATATTAAAAAGTTTTCCTGTTTACAATGAATTTTTAAAAGATGTAAAAGGAATTGGGGAAGTTAGTTGCGGTTGGATATTAGCAGAATTTGATATTAAAATTGCGACAACTGTTTCAAAAATGTGGCAATATGCCGGAATGAATGGTGGGGAAGTTCGTGGAAAAAAACGAATTTCAAAAAAGAAATATAAAGCAGAAATGGGAAGTATTATAAAGGAAATGAAAAATATTAAAACAAAAGAAATAGATTTAATTATTCAAACTAATGAAATGGTGCGGGGTGATAAACTAACTTCCGGATTTGTTTCTCCATTTAATAAAAATTTAAAAACATATTTATTAGGTGTATTAGCGCCTGGATTTGTGAAAACTCAAAATGACTATGCTTTGGAATTTTACTATCCTTATAAAAATAGGTTAGAAAATTCTGAAAAAATGACTTTGGAAACAAAAAAAGGTGGTAAAAGAATAGATTTGATGTGGAAGAATTGCACTAAAGGACACAGGAACGATGCAGCTTTAAGAAAAATGATGAAGGAATTTTTAAAAGATGTTTATACTAATTGGAGAAAAATTGAAGGTTTATCAGTTCGTGTGCCTTATGCAGAGGAATATTTGGGAAAAATACATAATGAAAATAGAGAAAATAAAAAACCTATGGTTAGAGGTAAAAGGAAAATAAAAGAAATGAGACAATCTGTAAAATAAAAACATGTAATTAAATAAAAACAAAAAAAAAGCGAGCCATCTGTATTAATAAAAACAAAGAAAATAAGCGAGCCATTTCACATAATAAAAACAATTTACAAAAGCGAGCCAGTTTATCAAATAAAAACAAAAGGAATAAGCGAGCCATCTGTATTAATAAAAACAAAACTCGGAAGCGATCCATATAACTTAATAAAAACAAATTTCTGAAGCGTTTTTTAAATTAAAAAAGGGGACTAAATTATATTTTTTAAATTAAACCAAAATTAATAAAACCATGAAAAAAGCAAAAATTAAATTGAGTGAATTAGTAATTGACCCTAAATTCACAAACATAAGACATATTAATCCTGTATTTGTAAGCAAGTATAGAATAGCTTATCGTAACGGAGCTAATATGCCTTATATAATTGTAGAAAGCGGAACTAATCGTGTTATAAGTGGTAACCATCGTTTATCTGCTTTATTACTGGAGTATAAAAAAGATAAAAAAATAATAGTTGAAGTCCGAGAGTATAAAAATGAAGGGGAAGCTTTACGGGATTTTGCAAAAGAGAATGCCCATCATGGAAATTCTTTAGATGACTTTTCAAAAAAGAAACTTTGTATTGCATTAATAGAAAATGGAATTACTGCTGATGAAGTTGCTCAATTATTTAATATCCCTGCTAAAAAGGTTATAGATTATGGTGATGGTGTTATTGCAGTTGTAATTGGTCAAAAAGAAAATGGAACTGATATAATAGAATATAAACCTGTCAAACAAGGCGTGGAAAATACTGAAAAAAAAGTAACACAAGAATATTATGAAAAGCATAATAAGAAGCACGTTGGAATAGGTAATACAAGACTGGTTAATCAAATTATAGATAATTTGGAAGCAGGTTTAATTGAAAATAATGAAAAAAATTATTTGCTTTTTGTTAAGTTAGCAGAAGTAGTTAATACCTTTAATAAAAAGTATAAAAAATAAATAAAAATGAGCCATTCTTATAAATAAAAACATA